TTCTTTTTTATCCCCCCCCCCCGGCTCGTAGCCGGGTGTTCTGGTATCCGTGATCAACTTCTAGGTTGAGTGTTTCCAGGCGGGCACATTCCTGCTCGTACTTGGCTGCATAGCTGTTACCTGCATGAAACTCGTTGGTCATGCCGATGGGGTTGTTGATGCGGCTGGCCACGAAGTACAGCAGGGCTTCCAGGTAGCTGTCGGGCAGCTCAATGTTCACACTTGCTGGCCGTGTGACATTACAAATCGCAGGATGATTGGCACGGTAGTTGATTGTCAAGGTTTCCGGCACCAAACCATCTTTCCACATCTTTGGCAGCACCAGCATGGTGCGGCTTGGGGTGATTGCGGAGTATGGGTTGTCCCGTTCATTGAGGGGAATGTCCGTACCCATGGCATCGGTAACCCGCTCTATCTTGAGCAAGTCGTCAGCAAAGTCTTCCTCTGTGGGGTCGGGCACAAACACCGTATCCCCATTGGAATCAATAGAGTACTTGGAGATTCCTGGGAGAAGGCGGATAGTCACTTCACCCTCTTTGAGAGTGAAACGTTTGTACAGCGCAGTCAGGCCCAGTGTGATGTGGGGAACCAGGCGTGAGTAGTTGGCTTTGGAAATTTCTCCTGCCCCACTGCCTCCGATACTGATCTGGGAGAGTTCCCCCACCATGAGCTGATCAAAGATTTCTTGGAGTGTCATGCTGTTCCTTAAACGATATATGAAGACATTCGATCCACTGGCTCGTTATCCACGTCCAGATCCCACATGCCATCCCCTTTACCAGAGTCCACCAATGGAGCTTCCTCCGAAGGTTTCCAGGCATACAGGGAAGACAGCATGGAAATGGTGTCGAGAAAGTCATCGTGCTTGCTTTTGAAACCAGACACAGAAACCAAACTCAGTTCATTAACAGCCTCCACGATTGTAGGTTCTGTCTTCCTTTCTATCGGGAAGAATATCTTTCGTGCTTTGAACAAAGGAACCACGGTGTTAAAACGTACCATCCTGTTGGTGTTGGGGCGCATTCCCGGTTTACCGTCATTTCCGTCGCTTGCAAGAGGGAAGTAAATGTTCCGTTCCAGCATTTGTCCCTGAATCCATTGGATGAATCCACCTTGCTGACCAGTAACTTCAATACCCACAGACTGTGGCTTGTAGGCTTGTGACAAACGGAATAGATCATCAATGTTCTTGTCCATGAGTTGACGTTTACAGATGCCATCCACCCACAACCAATCCCCAACATTGTTGTAGGCCCATACACTGATCACAGAGAAGTCAGACTTCTGCTTTTCTGAGGTAGCGAAGTCGGTAGTGATATAGAAGTTGAATCTGCCCTTGTTGCGCAGAACAGCATCAACCTTGTACCAACCAATGTCACCATCCAGAATCATTCGGTCTTCTTCACTCATGATTCGCAGCATCAGTTCCTGGTTGAAGGTGTCCACTTTCCCAGACTTCACAGCAGAGTCGTACTGCTCTTTCACATACTCATAGGTGAAGCGGTCTGCCCAACTTCCACGGAACTCTTCCTTGGTACAGGGAAAGTTCTCGCACACAGGGAACACGTTGACCGACCAGGCGCCTGACTCCACGGCTTTGTACAAAGGGTCTTTGGCATTGAACGGTGTGCCTGACCAGATGATCATGTTCTTGGTGGGATGCAGTGCATAGTTCACGGCCTTGTAAACCGTGTCCTCCACAGCTGCGATCACCGTGGTCGATCGGGCATCTTCGTCACTGATCAAGTCATCGAGCACCGCCAGCTGGGGGCGCTTGCCCATTTCCTTGGCTCCACGAACACCTGTTTTTGCGCCGTACCCCTTGACGATGAACACCTTCCCATCGGCGTTCTTAAACTCCCAGCGGATATCGGTGAAGCGGATTTCAGGAACATATTCCTTCAGGAACTCGGAGTTGTCATGGCGAAACTCCAGGTTCTTTCGCATGTTCTTCACACCGTTCTCGATGGAGTCAGAGACATACAGCGCCAGGTCAATACGCCCAAAACCAGGAATCTCGCCATAGGTAGCGATGTACAGAAACAGGTACTCTCCCATCACTGTGGTCTTTGCGATGCCTCGATGACATAGATTGACCACCCTGCGGCCACCATTGGTGATGGTGTCCAGCATCTTGTAATGCACCACAGGGGTTTTGTTCTCTTCCCCTTGGGCACCATTCACCAGCTTGATGAAGGTGACGAACTCCAGTGCGAAATCACTAGGAACGTACTTGGGATCTACTTCATAGTCCGTGGCATTGAGGTAGTCCTCTACCTTCCATGGGGCCAGCGCCTCTGCTACATAGTCCTTGCTCATGCACGACCATTCGATGGTCCCCATGAACCAAAAGCACTGAAGTCCAGTTGCCGTTGTGGCATACGGCCCCCCACCGTGGCCATGAAGTCGGGCACATTCACCTGCATCTGCGGCACACCATATTGGAGGTCAGCCACTTGTACGGGTTGCCCAGGTTCCCTCGCTTCACGCACGCGATCCAGGAAGGCTTTCCACGCATCTGGTACCACTGCTGCTTCAGCAGGGGGCGCAGCTTCTGACGATGCGGCTGCAGTTTGAGCTACTACCGGAGGTGCTGATTCAATAGGCACACCTACTGGAGCAGGGAGCGCGGTTTGTGCAGCCTGGGATACAGGAGCCGGGGTCTTACCCAAACGAGCAGCAACTTGCTGTCCATATTCCAGGGTATTGGGGGCATTGGGGTTTCTTGGGTCGGATACCGCAATACCGCGCCGAGCCTTCTCCATACCACCAGGCCCACCGTAATACCCTGCTGCGGTAAGCGCAGGATCACCACCGCTTTGCTTGTTCAGTTGGCTCAGGTACCGAATACCCGCACGGGCGTTGTGCATGGGGTCACTGATATTCCAATCCTTATCCGCCACACTTTTGAAAGTGCTTGGAATGATCTGCATACCCCCCACAGCGCCAGCATTGGAAGTCTTGGTATTCCTGCCGCCACCACTTTCCTGCATGTAAATGCTTCGGGCCACATCGGCCAGAGTACCTGTCACACCTTCTGCACTTAATGCAGCTTCAAACAAATCCCTGCCGTTGGCCATATTGGTTTCCTTTATCCTGGGGTTATCCCATTATCCCAGAGTAACCCATTCAACGAAACCAACGGCCATACCACTTGCATAAAGGATCAACTACCAAATAGCCCAGCACCGCCCCAAACAAAATAACACCGAAACCAAAATCAATGAGTGAAACCATGCTCCCAATAAGTGCCGCGATAGGGGTATGCGCGCACAGTATTACCAGAAGCTCTCTGTATTTACTTGGCTTCATGGAATCTCCTTGGCTTCTACGTCCACCACCTGCAGACGACTGTGCGCCACTTCCTGCGCATTCATCTGGCCCGCTTCCATGGCCAGTCTCTGCTGCCTTGCCAGCTCCAACGTAGCCAATCGCAGCGCACCGATCGAGCTGTCTTCCTTCACCCCAATCTCCAGCTCCACCTTCTGCTTCTCAGGCATCTTCAAGTGGGTCAACAGGCTATTAGCCGCGTCAGTTCTTACCTTCTCACTGTTAGCCGTCACCATCAGTTCGGCCTGCACATTCAGTGCCTTCTGGTACAGATCCTGGTTCAGCACATAGCTTGGAATCAGCGTCTGCTCAAAGATCAGGTTGACCAGCTTGCTCTTGTTGTACGCAGTGACATACGAGGCAATGTCCTTTGCGGCCACACCTTGAGCCACAAACCGCTGGTACTTATCCGGGAAGGTCTTGGTATATGCGTCAATGTTGGTACAGCCCATGAGCTTATGGCTCACATAGCGCACCGCATTCACATACTCCTGCACCTTGAATCGCCCATCAGCCATCACCTTGGTGTAGCTAAGAAGGTTATCCCTGTACGCCTCAAACAACTCAGGCTCAGACAAGGTGGTATTCACCTGGTCGATTAACTCTTGGCTTACGGACTTCTTTACCTTGTCTGGTAAAGCCTGTTTGAATTGATCAATGGTTAATTGCATGGGCCGAGTATATGCGAGTCGATATATCGGCTGAGTATCGTCGGGGGATGTGGAATATTGCTATAAAAAATATAGCGAGGGTTATGGGAATTTTGTTAGAG